AGCTGTAAGATCCTTACCTACTGTTTTAAGTAATGTTGTAGTATTAGTAACACTAGCTGAAAGCGTTTTAATTGCGTCTTTAACTAGAGTTACTGTTGAGGTTACTAAACTGGTTAGAGTCGTAGTAACTTCTTTAACAATACTAACAACAACACTTTCTGAGTAAGTAAAGGTCTTTGTAACAGCTTTTATAATACTTGCTGTTACAGAGGACACTACAGATAAAGCCTGGGTAAATACATTACCACCAGCTGAACCATTGACTACTTCTTTATTAATTGCTGCTTGATTAAGAGCCATAGCTCAGGCTCCTATTCAAATTAACTAAATTGTGTTTTGAAAGTAAACTGAATGCTGTCACCAGTGGTTAAAGCAATGCCAGTAAAATCACCTTTAACAAATAAGTTACCACTTGTAGAAGCATCAAACAAACCAGCATTGGTAACAGTAATGCTACCGCCTGCAGTTAGTGTACCTACAACTTGGTATGTATCATTTGTAGTAGAAGTAGTTTGTTGTGTAGATGTACCAGCAGTACGTGAGCCAGTTTCAGTAAACAAAGTAGTGTCAGTAGCACCAGTAGTACCTGCGCCTGTACCCCAACCTAAGTAGTTAGGTTCAGTACCAGAGCCTTTAATACGATTAGTAACAACAGCTTTACCTGTATTAACTAGTAGTGTAGCCATTTTTTAATTCTCCAAATAAATCGTTTAATAGGATTTGAATGCCAGTATTGTATAGCACCTAGATCCTGAACTGTACCATCTGCTCTAGTAATAACAGCTGAGAGTACCATTTCTTTTACTTTAGTTTGTGTGGTTATCATGATAGATTTCGTAATTTATAAATAGTGCTTAAGTATAAACTAATTACTTCGTCAATAATGTTTTGAATTGCTGACAACTCACAAGCATCAACTCTTAGTTTCTCAATTGACTTCATTTGTTTTTCAAGAAAGTCGTCAATAGCTTCAGTAGGAACTTTAGAGAATACTGGGATGTCTTTCATGACACCCGCATATCCTTGATAAGCTTCTGCTAGTTTATCAGCTACATCAATTACATCATCATAGAAAGATCCTAGAGCCACATGTTGAGCATAACTTTTAGTTTTAAGATGTTCTCTATGAGTTATGGTTCGGGCATAAAATAGCAACCCTATGATCTCTTCCATATTAGCTCCACTGTTTAATACATTGAACTACCATTGTAAAGTACTGTGTACCTGAAGTATAACCTGCAGTATCATATAAGATCTTACCTGTTTTACCTGTGCCTGCATTGTTTTGCAAGAAACCAGTAAACTCCATGTTCATCTTATCACGACCTGAGAAGTACCAGATAGGCACATCTACATCAGCATCCCAATATAAACCAACAACACAACCATCTTGAATATCAAACACAACAGACTCAATAGCTAATGAGGTAGCTTTTTGAGGATTCATTGTAGATGCATTAACAGATGCTAGTGTTGCTGGGTCTAGTAAGGTTGTTAAAGACACATTACCTGTATCTAATTTACCTGTAAGTTTAGCAATCACATTACGATCACCATCTTCTAGGATTTGTATTGAGGTTACATTAGCCATGTTGACCTCCTAATTACGCTGGTGTAATTGTAGTTGTACCATCAGCAGCATCAATCCAAGTGGATCCTGCTGTTGCACCTTGCGACACATAGAATGTCTTAGTTGTTGTGTTGTAAAGTGTTGTGCCTAAAACTTTGCCTGTTGTATTAACAGCATTGGCAATTGCGCCCAATGTTATTGATGTTGCAGTTGTAGATGATACTTTACCTGTAAGATTGCCTGTTACGTTACCTGTAAGATTACCAGTTACGTTACCAGTGATATTGCCAGTGATATCGCCCACGAAACCATTTGTTGAGTTAACTGGACCACTAAAATGTGTATTTGCCATTTTTAAATTCCTTTTTGTGTTATAGCACTTAGCTTATACCGTCTCTATAACGTCTGCTAGGACAGTCTGTATAAGCGAGATTCCTAGATAATAATTTATTTCTTTTTAATTGGTGGAACTGGTGGGCGTTTGCCCTTTGCTTCTTGAATTGGGTATGACATTTTAATTCCTCTACAAGAGTAGGAGGGGACTTACGAAAGCATTTTAAGCCTCCAGCCCCTTAACCTAATTACGGACCGTTAACACCATAGATGGCACGTGGGTCTGTCCAACCGAATGAATAACGCTCGTAACCTTTTGCTTTCGCATTCATGGTATCGAAGTCATTGTCTTGGTCGAATTGAATACCAACACGGCTGTAGTATTTCAAACCGTTTTGGATATTAGTACGTACAAACCATGCATTTGGAGAAGTCAAGTAATGGTTCATTACGATGCCTTCTGGTAGTGCGTTAGTTGCTTTCAACACGTTGATAGAGTTGTCGGCAGAACCTGGAGTGTATGTAGATTTTAAGATACGATTTGCATTGTACCAGTTTTGACGAGCTACCACTAAAGAGCGAGGCATTACGTTGATTAGCAAACCACGGTCATTTTGGAAACCCATGATTGCAATCAATGCATCTTCTAAAGAAGCTTCTGACAAGTCAGCGTCTACTGCTGGTTTGTTTGCAAAAGTACCACCTGATACGTTAGGATGGTTTGTAGCACATAATGCCACACCGTCACCACCAGTATACGTACCATTAAAAGCACGATTGTAAACGTTAGCACCAACGTTCTCTTTCGTTTGACGGAAAGACATTGCTAGAGCTGCAGCACGACGACGAGAAACTTGCTCGTACAAGTTATCATCCAATTCTTCTTTCGTTACGATGTAACCCAAAGCGTAAGCAATGTGTGTGTAACGAGTTGTGAAACCTTGGATCTCTGAGTCATAAGAAACGCCTGAACCTTCAGGTTTACGAGGTGCAAGACCAAAACCTGTTAATTGTACGTCTTCTTCATAGTTTTGAGATGAAGTATCTGAATCAAACAATTTGTCATATTCTGTCGCATGTTCGTCATAAACTTGACCCCACCAAGCCTTAATCCCAGGCCAGAGAGCCTTTGGGTGACTTGCTGTAGTAATTATACCAGCCATATTATTCTCCTAATTATTAAGCAGTGCCAACTGGATTTAGGAACTGATGTTTGTTCCATTTAACCAATACGTTAGCGTAAGCGCCAGCAGCGTTGTTTTCAATTTGCTCTAGACCAATGATTTGCAATGGCAATGCCAATGAACCAGAAGTACCAATAGCTTTGATTGAAGCAGCATCTACAACAGTGCTAGATAATGGAGCAGATTGAGCTAGAGATGTTTGGTTAGCTGTGATCGTTAGACCAGTGTTTTTAAACACATCAGCTGCCGCAACACCAGTTGCATCAGACTCTACTTGGAAAATAACAGATGGATCATCTACAACATAAACATAGCGTAAGCCAGAGTTTAGAGGTAAGTAGATTGTGTTAAGAGCCAAAGTAGTACCTACTAGAGATGTACTTGGATCAGAAACACGGATACCAACAATAACACCTACTGGTGTATCTGTGGTTGCTGCTTTTGTTGCGTAGGGAACGCCTGAAGCATCACTGCCGCCAGCAACTTTAACAACATCGCCAATAGCGTATGTGTTAGTGCCGTCGTTAGCAATAGCGTAGAGACGACCCTGTTCGTTGTAAGCTGCGCCAGTAATAGTGCCTACTGGTGACAACCCACGAGGGGTATTTACGTTAGCCATTTAAAAGACTCCTAAAAAAATTATCGAGTTTGGTACTTAATGCCTTCACGAGGAGTATAAAAGCCTTCACTAGATGTACCAGTTTTAGCATTTGTACCACTACGAATTGCATCGTCTACCAAGTCATTACGTTCTTGCAATGCAGCTTGATCTTCGTCCCACCATTCTTGCTTAATTTTAAGCAGGTAGGCATAAGCTCCATCGCCTTTCTCGGATGTTCCTACAAGGAACCTAACTTTATCTCCTAGGTCAGTATTGCCTGACGTTACTCTCTCTCCAACACCGCCCACCTCATCAGGATGTACAAACTCCCAACCTCCTTCAAGTGCGGTCTGAATACGGCCTGCTTCATCATTAAAGATGTACAGTTTGTACCCAGGGATTTGTCTGTTAACGGTTAATTTAGCTTTAGTACCATTGAATGGATTGCGTACTCGATCACCTGTAGGGCGACTTTCTGCAGTTCTGCTAATTGCTCGTTCTTTTTTCTCTTCTAGTGTAAGTGCTTTAGCCATAATTGCTCTCCTTAATTCCAGTCGTAACTGTCTAAATATTCTTGTTTTGACTTGATCCAACCGTTTTTAATAAAACGATCACAAGCCTGTTTTGCGTCTGCAGGTAAATTATCATAAGACTTTTTACCACTACCAGTACCGCCTCGAACATTACCTGTACTATCTACTGCACTACCCCTAGCTTTATTGCCTAGGACTTTGTGAGGGAAGTACTCTGTAATCTTCTCGTCAAGTTTATTTAAGAACTCTTGACCAGACAGGTGAGGGAATTGTCTACGAACGGAAGCACCTAGACCATTAGCTACATCAGTCATCTCTGTGTCTTCGCCAAACCATGTATTACGGCCTAACCAAGATTGTAGAGCTGGATCATCTGGAACTGTGGTATTCGTTTGAGCTACTTCTTCAGGCTTTTTCTTAGCCTCTTCTTTAGCTTCACGTTGTGCTTCTTTAATATCGTCAATTTGGTCGTCAATATCAACAACTAAATCGCCATTCCCTTCTGCAATAGCTTCACGTTTCTTAGCCTTTAATTCTGCAATTTGAACTTCAAGTTCTACTTGCTTACGATCAAAAGACTCTTTTTGGAACTTTTTAAATTCCTGAACGTCTGCTTTTATGCTGTCAATTTCTTTGGATTTTTCATCAAGCTTCTTCATAAGAATTTCATTGTTCTTACGAAGGATAGGATTGATTTCCTTTCCACGCTTTACAAAAACTTCAGCGTCTACCCACTCTTCATCTGAGCCTCGGAATTCCTCCCGTGGTACCCAGCCAAACATACGGGCTTCTTTTGCAACCTGCTCATTAGCTACCTGAGCTTCTTGGTCTTGCTGTTGTTCTTGATCACTTACTACTTCATCTGTCATCTCTATTTTCCTTTTAACTAACTGTTGCTACGATATCTAGGTCATTAATAATACGATACTCTAGTTCATCATCACCCTTGTAAATTAAACCTGAGTACTTACCGAAGATGACTTTATCACCTACTTTAACCCATGGTTCTGGTTGATCATGCCAAGCCGTACTACCTATTTCTACAATGACGCCTCGTAATTGAGCAAGTCGTTCTCTCTCTATATTATCTCCTGTATTGATGATAATACCACTAGCAGTGACATTCTCTACAGGTTCTGGATAGATAAGAACTCGGTGCCCCTTAGGGTGAATCCCACTCTTATTCTCCATCTTTACTCCCTTCTATTAAGTCTTCATAAGTTAAATTAAGAATACCTAATATTGCATTACACCTACCTTTTATTTCTTCTTCGTTGGTAAGGCTTCCCCTACACCACATTTCCTTCAAGTACTCCCTGTCCTTGGTCAGGGCTTTCTTGAGGGCTTTGGTCGCTGGGTTCTCCAGCCAATCCAAGAACTCCTCTTGCGTCAGCACCATACTCTGCTTCTCCTGTTAACTCAGTTGCTTTCATCATTGTGTCAATAGAGCGGAGAATACCTTCTTGATGCGCTTTCAGAGCTCCAATCCGTGCATTAATTAATGCTACTTTTTGGTTCTGTTCCACACCACTTGTCTCTTTTAAGATGTATACTGCTTCTGCTTCAAGTTTTGTTATCTTCGCTCTATTTATTTCGGCTTCAGCCGCCAACTTCATTACACCAAGTTTAAACTTAATTTGTACTGATAATTGACGCTCTTGGGCCTTCATTTGCTCAATCTGTATCTTCTCTGAAGGACCACTTTGGATGGCATTCGGACCAGATGGATCAGGCAAAATCTCTTCAATGTTAGGAATCTTAAGTGCTTCAAGATATCTAACCATAACTTTATATGTATCAAAACCAGGAGTAGACATTGCTGCTGCACGTAATGTCTCTGCTTGCATAACTCGTTGTGTATCTGAAACAATGTAAGGATCAGCTGATGGACGTAAGTCTGTTGGTGCATTCTGATAGTCAGCTGCATAGACTTTACCACCACCACCAAATGAGTACTGATCTGGTAGATATAACTGATTCAAACGGTATACTTTACGGAACTCTTCATTCAATGAACGATAGATACGTTTAAAGATACCAGCAAAGACTTTCATGCCTTGCTCTGTCATTGCTTGGCTAGTGGTAGCAGGTGTATTCTGACCTACGTTCTCACCAACCATAATATCTGTAGCACCAATGATACGCTCACCGTAGTTAACTAATGTAGTTAATAGTGTGAATAGTACTTGACTTGGTTCACGTACTGGTAATGGGTAGATACCTTTAGCTAAGTCTTCACCTGTAGAATCTACGTGTTTCCACTCTAGTGGAGCAAAGTTATAGTTACCACCACGGATTTTAATACCACGGCTTAAGAAACCACCAGCAGTATTAGCCATTGTACCTGCATCAACCAATTGGTTAATGATTGTATTGATTGACTCGTTTAGTGGACCTAATAAGATACCAAAGCCAATATCATAGAAACCACCATCTGGAGATGGAATGAAAGGATACTTAGTAAAGTAGCTTTCTGGTTTAATGTTTATAATTTCTTCTTTAGAGTTACGTTTAATTGAACTCTCAAAGTAGTTAGCTACAATACGAACTACTTGACCTGTTTGTCTGTGAACAGTAATGATGTATGGTTCAGCAAAGCCGTCACCATCTAAGTCTTCCCAACGATGTTGCTCAATGAACTCGTATGGAGTTGCAGGATCATTGTTAGGTTGGTTAGTACCCTGTGCTTTATCTTGGGCTGCCGTTAAGTTATCACTTGGTAGTGTCTCAACAGGATTTAATTTAAAGTCACACCAGATACCTCTACGTTGACGTGAGATGATATCATTAGAACTTAGATACAATACATGTGACTGACGTGGTGAATCCTTAAGATTCTTAGTCCAGTAAGAAACAACAAAGTCTTTAGCTAAGATGTTCTCTGATACTGGATGGTCTTCATTGAAGTTCCAGTAGGTCTTCTTAAAGGCACAACCAACGATAGGCACTGTAATTAGTACCTTGTCCATCTCTGCTTCCCAGTTCTCATCTTCTTTAAGAATCTGGTATGACATGTGACGTTCTACACGTTTGTCACGAGCTACATACTTTTGTTGCTCTTCAGGTGGAGTTTCTGGATTAGACTCACAGTCAATCTTAATAATGTCCTGTGTAGGAATTAGTGCTGGGTAAGCACGACTGTGGAACTGTAAAGCTGCAATAGTAACTAAAGGAAACTTAATGTTAGAAGCATTAGACCAAGGAAAAGACTTAGTCTCTGCTACTTGTAGAGCAAGCATCATAGCTTCTTCTACACGTTTTTCCCATTGACTACGAGACTCTTTGTCTAATAAAAACTCAGTAATTACATTATGACCAATGGTATTAAGGCAGGACTCATCTAACATATCTACGATATTAGGTGAGTTAAGCATCTTATTAATGTTTAGTTTTACATCTAATTTCATCTAATATCCTGTTACCGATGATCTACCATCGCTCTGAGATTGTGATTGGGCCATTTGGTATTCGTACTCTGCTTCTTCTTCTGGAGAGTCTGCTTCATGTACTTGGTCTACAACAAGACCTAACCAACTTAAGGCATCAACTTGGTCATCATGTCTAGCTTTAGGGAATCGAACCATCTCTTCCTCAAGCTCATTGTACCAAGAAGCACCCTTGTCAAACTTAACACCACCAGCTTTAAACCTAGCTTGGAAGCTTCTAGCCCTGGATTGCTTATCTTTAGTTGGAGTCATAGGCAACAGATTCATGTA